GCAGCCTCATAACAATGGGGCTCTACGCTTTTAGAAAGGCTAAGGAGCAGGAAGCAGCAGCAGCCACCGCCAAGGCTGCCGCTGCTCCGGCACCGGAGGAGACCAGCAAAAAAGGATCGACTGATGGCAGTAGCAATCGTGGCAACAGCAGGAGCCGCAAACGCAAATTCATACCTGACGCTGGCTGACGCTGATGCGTTGGTTGATGCAATGGTCTTAAGTTCTGACGCCTCTGAATGGGCGAACGGTGACGCTGACTCACGCAATAGAGCGCTTGCGGCTGCTGCGCAGCGTCTAGATCGTGAGCGGTTTCTTGGGGCTCGCGCAACTGATACGCAGGCATTGCAATGGCCACGAACAGGGGTGCGAAAGCCTGACACGTACTCAAGCCGATATTCAACCGGGTTCCCTTTTACGATCACTGCGGACTACTACACAGACACCGAGATCCCAGATCAGATTCAGCGGGCTCAAGTTGAGCTGGCAATTTATCTAAACAAAAACAAAGACGGGATTAGCCTGAGTGGCCTTGAAGACTACAAAAGCGTGTCGATTGGCAGCATTAGCGTGACGCCAAACCTGACATCAGGGGCTATTGGAGCTGACCGCGTGCCGCCAATGTACGAAAGACTGCTTACCGGCATTAGGATTAGCGGACCGGGCAACATCGCAATTAGAAGGAGCTAATCATGGCAAAAGGATTTGGGCAGGGAGACGTGGGAATTGATTATGGCGTTGGCGCGGAAGTGATTACAGATACGGCGGCGCATACCGGCCTTTTCAAGCATATTGATTTTTACGAAAACACAACAATCACGGCTCTTACGAGCAAGAATTACACGGGTAACTCGTTAGACGGCGAAACCTTGCCAAGCGGCTTCCATATAGTTGGGGTTTTCACAAGCATTCAGCTTCAGAATGGGGCTTGTATCGCTTACCGCATCTAATGCCTTTAGCTGACTCTCTGCAAAAAGTTGCTAGCAAACTTGTCACCGTTTTTGGTAGTGACGTTAAAGTCCGCTACATATCCACGGAAGGGTATGACGCCGTGACCGGCACGATTAGAGAGTCAGACAGCTATGTCAACACCAAAGGCATTGTCGAAGGGGTCACGTCTCGTGAAGTTAATGAATTAATTCAATCAGGCGACAAGCGCTTGATCATTGCTGCCCTTGGATTGTCAGTCGTGCCGCAAGTGAAAGACAGAATCACGATCGAAGGCGTCATGCACGAAGTGATTGAGATAAGAAAGCAAGAGCAGGACAATAAGCCAATCACCTACGAGCTAATTTTAAGGGCATAGCAATGGCACGGCAGATTGACCTAGGCGACATCTCGAAGCTTGCAGAAAATGAGCTTGAAGAGCTGGTTATTTTTGCGGCGAAAGTTTGGACAAAGGAGGTCATAGAAAAAACGCCTGTAAGCAACTACACTCAAGCCGAAATCGATTCGATGCCTGAGTTTTTCAAAGTTGACGGGAAAACTGTTCCGTTGGGCAAAGCTTTGAAAGAGCGCACTACCGGGGGGATCTTGCGCGGCAATTGGCGTCAAGTGAAGATCAGCAAAACACGAATCGAAATTCAAAATAATTTGCCTTATGCCGAGCCAGTGGTCTACGGGAAGAATCTCCCGCCATCGTGGCGAGGCGTTTACCGGACCAGGCAAAACCCGCCAACAATCCCCGGCTATCCAGATATTTTGGCTAAAGAAATCGCAGCGTTTCAGATCCCCGCCAGAATTGAGCTGATAAGGCGCAGGAATCGCTAATGGCTGCTGTTGATCTAAATACTGTACGAGCAACAATTGAAGGGCGCATTGCGACAGAGTTGGCCGCCACCCCAGCGATCCCGGTGGTTTTCCATAATATGCCGAACAAGCCGGCGCCCCGATTATCCTGGGTTCAATGCCTCGTGCAGTTTGGCGGCAACGAATATCTGAGCCAGGGCCTAACAGCAAGAGGTAGCACAAAGGTAATTGGTGTTTTGCTGGTCAATATCTTCACGCCAAAAGGCGTTGGCCCTGGCGCTAATTATGCGATTGGGAAACGCATCCGAGATCTCTACAATAGAGCCATAGTTTCTGGCGTCTTCTTTGACGCTGCTGACGGCCCTGCAGTTGTGGATTCCCCTCAACCGGAACCGTTTTTCCAAACAAGGGTTTCCGTGACCTTTGAATTTATCGAGGATCTTTGACCAATGGCAACAATCAGAGGAGAGCAGGGCGCCGTTCAATTCGACGCCGCAGGAGCTTCCAACGCAACCATTGTGGGCACCCGCAGTTGGTCGCTCAGCATCACGAAGGAGACTCTTGACACGACCAAGCACGGCGACACCGCTCGAAGTTTTGTCGGCAGCTTGATTTCAGGATCTGGGACTGTTGAGCTGGTCTACGACCCAGACGCAACAGGCCAAGCGGCATTTATTGAAGATGTTTTAACGGCTGCTGATCCATCAGACGCGACGTTTGAGCTGTTCACCACTGGCACATCAACTGGAACTGATTCAGTGAGTTTTGCCGGCATCATTACAGACGCTGAGATCTCATCAGCCGTTGGTGATTTGGTGACCGTAAGCTGCAACTTTGTGACGAGCGGCGCCATTACCGGAAACCTTGAATAAGCTAGGCTTCTATTAAAGAAAGCCTATTCATGTCAAGAAATCGCCCGGTTGATTTGCTGGTTGGGGAATTTGACCTCAACCAGCGGCGTAAATTTGACGTGAAAAATGCAGACGGCAAGGTTGTGATCAGTTTGTATTTCAAGCCGATCACAAGGGCAGACCGCAAGAAATCGCAGCAGCTCGCCGGCACTGATGAAGCGTTAGATTTAAGCACTCAGATGCTGTGCCAAATGGCAGAGCTTGAAGACGGGAGCAAAGCATTTGCACCAGCTGACGCGCCAAAGCTGCAGCGGCAGTTGCCTGAAAGCGTGCTAAATGATCTTGAGCTGTTCTTGTTTGGGATTGGTGAAGAGGCCAGCCTTGAAGACGCAAAAAACGACTGAAGCAGGATGGGTGGCTCTTTTTTGAGTTCCACCTGGCCTGCGAATTAAGCATGACCGTCAGCAGACTGCGGACAGAATTGACCGATGCTGAAATGGTGCATTTTGCGGCGTATTACGAGCTAAAAGCGGAGAAAGAGCAGGAGGCAATGGACCGCGCAAAAAGAGGAGGCCGGTAGAATAAAGCCATGGCTGAGTCGATCGTCAAGCTTATTGTTGATGCCACGCAGGGCATCCGATCGCTTGGGCGGTTCAAGAAAGCAACGGATGAAGCAGCCAAAAAGGCAAATCTGCTAAAAAAAGCAGTCAAATTGCAAAAAGCCGCGACAGAAGCTGCAGCCACGAAGTTGAGCCAGTTTGGCAATATTGCTAAAGCCGCTTTTGGCAAGGCGGAAAAGGCTGCGCAGAAATACCAATCAAAGCTTGGCGGATTAAAAGGCGCGATTGTGTCGCTCGGCGTGGCAGCGCTTACAAAACGGATGATTGGGCAGGCAGCAAGCTTCGCTCAGACACAAGTAAGGCTGAAGGCGCTGTCAACGGAATACGGCGAGTTTGGGCAAATCCAACAGCTAGTGAAAGATAACGCCAAGACGTTTAATCAGTCTCAGGCTGAGTCAGCTAGCAACTTTTCAGACGTTTACGCAAGGTTAAGACCGCTAGGGACTTCGCTTGAAGATATTCAAACGGTCTACAAAGGCTTTAATGCAACAGCATTGGCAAGCGGCACTAGCGCGGCGGCAGCGAGCGGGGCGTTTCTTCAGTTAAGCCAAGCGCTTGGCAGCGGCAGGCTTCAAGGCGATGAATTTAGGTCAATCGCTGAGCAAGTGCCAGGCATTTTGAGGCTGGTTTCTGATGAAATGGGCGTCACTGTTGGAGAGCTGAAACAGCTTGGAAGTGACGGCAAAATCACATCAGACATTCTAATTAATTCTCTAGCGAAAGGATTTGAAGAGAATAAAGACAAAATTCAACAGATTTTAGCCGAATCACCAGCGGCAAAATTCAAGGAGTTTAGCAATGCAACAAGTGAACTAAGCAACGCAATCGGCACTGAGTTGTTGCCGGTTGTGACGCCAGTAGTGCAGGAGCTGACCAAACTGCTTAAGGCTGTTGGCGATTTGCCAGGCCCAATTAAAACAGCAGGGGCCGCCTTAATCGGCCTGTCGGCGGTAGTTCTTGCGCTGGCATCTCCTGTCGGCGCCCTTTTGAAAGGAATTGCCGCATTTGCACCGGCAGCAACAGCAGGGGCTGGAGCTGCAAAACTTTTGGCAGGCGCGATGGTAATACTTAAGTTTGCAATGTTGGCTTTGCCGTGGGTGGCAGCAGCCGCAGCTGTTGGGGGACTAATAGCTTTAACCGTAAATTATTACAAAGAGCAAAACAAGTTAAACAGAATCATTGAAGGTGGCGCTACTTCTGTCAATGAGATGAAAACAGCGCTTGACTCTAAGTCAAAAGCGCTTGCAGAAGCAGAATCAAAACTTAGCAAGCTTGAAAAGACTGGAATATCAAACTCACGATCAGTAAATGCTCAAAAGAACAAAGTAAGAGAGCTAAAAAAAGAACTAGAAGGTATTAAAGGCGTTTATGACGCAGAGATAAGGATAAGAACAATTTTTGAAGACATGGGCCTTGACCCCTCTGCCCTTGATAGAGGCGTTTACGGTCCTGGCTTGCCAGAACTGCCTAAGCCCAAGCCAAAAAAGACGCCAACGACAACGCCAACTAAGACCGGCGGCAGCACAGCGAAAGGCCCGCAAGACATTTCAAAAGAGATGCAGGCGCTATTGCTTAAAGAACAAGAGCTCAGATTCTCTAATGACGAATTAGCTCAAAGCAAAATAAAAAAAGAAATAGAAGTCCAGCGAATATTAGAGTCCCAATTGCAGCCACGAAAGGAAAATATTGCATTAATCAAAGCACAAAACGATGAACTTTTTAGGACTTCAAGCATCTTTAGTGAAAACTCTAAGAAAGCCGCCGAAG